GGCGAGGTTTCAAGTCAGATTGGGTCACCGGTGAACGTAGAAATCTCAGTCAAACAAATTATGGTGAGGGGGTACAAAAAATATGAATGATTGGCTAATGTGTGCTGCTTACAATTGGCCTGATTGGTCGCACTTACAACGTATGAATTTTTTAAGAAGTTTACGCTTGCATATTATTGCAGAAAAAAAACGAGAAGAAAGAGAACAAGCTTTTAAAGAATTTCTTTTTGAGCAATGGTTCAAACAAAAGGAGGCAGAATGCTAGAAAATCTAATTAACAAAGACAGGCCAACAGAAGATCGCTTATGTATCAAACATAATGTTGCGTATACCTCAACAAACTATATTGGTGAGCATTGGACAGAGTGTCCTAAATGCATGATTGAGATTAGGGATGCGGAAGCAAAGAAACAAATAGAGCGTGACAAACAATTAGAACTAGAGCGTAAACAACGTAAATGGGCTGCAAAGATAGGGAGTGCAGCTATTCCAGAGCGGTTTAAAGATAGGACATTAGATAGTTATGTAGCCAAAACAAGCGGTCAAAAAAAGGCATTAGCTTTTGCAAGGGAGTATGCAGAAAACTTTGATCAAGTTATAAAAACAGGACGTTCAGCAGTTTTTGTTGGGAAGGTTGGTACAGGTAAGACTCATTTGGCAGTAGGCATTGCGTTAAGCATCATGCAACAACAACGGTCACCAGTATTTGTCACCGTACAACGTCTAATAAGAAGAGTAAAAGATAGTTGGAGGACTAAAGAAGAAACAGAAACGGAAGTTATAAATGCATTTGCCTTACCAGATTTACTTATACTGGATGAAGTTGGTGTACAGTTTGGGTCAGAGTTTGAAAAACAAGTGTTGTTTGATGTCCTCAATGAACGCTATGAAAAACTTAAACCATCTATTTTATTGTCAAACATACCTAGCGAACAATTGTCAGACTATCTTGGTGAACGTGTAACCGATAGGTTGCGTGAAAACGGAGGTGCTTTGATAGGTTTCAACTGGGATTCTTATAGGAAAAACTAATGGAAGAATCAACTATTTTAAAAATTGCAAGATACAAATGCCAATTGGCAGAACTAGATCGGCAATGGTGGTTTGAAGATTTAGATAGTAAGTTTTGGAAAGTCAACCATGACCGCATTACAGAAGAGATAAGGAGGTTAGAAGAATGAAATTTACTGATAGGCAAAAACATTTTATACATGAAGCTATACATTCAAAACTTATAAAAGCAGAAAGTATGTGTAGATATTTAGAACGTGAAATGAATAAAGAAAATAGTATTGAAATAAAAAATAGCTACAAAAGTTGTCTTAAATACAATGAAAGAGAAATAGAAGAATTAGAAGAATTAAGGAGTATGTTAAATGATTGAGATAGTTTTAGGTTGGCCGCCATCAGACCTGTCACCAAACGCACGATTGCATTGGGCAAAACTTGCAAAAGCTAAGAAGTCATACAGACAAAAATGCAATACAGTTTCTAAGCATCAATTAAAAAAATATAAGTATGATGAATTGCCAGAAAAATTAGTTTTAGAAATGACATTTATACCGCCAGACAGACGTAATTATGACCGAGATAACTTAGTTGCTAGAATGAAATCAGGTATTGATGGGCTTGCTGATGCATTACGCATCAACGATAAACGATTCAATACTGTTATATCAACTATGGACACCGACTATCTTGGTGGGTTTGTCCGCATACGCATACTAAAGGAGACACCTTATGGCACGAAAGATCAAGAACCTATCCGTCAAGACACGAGAGTACAAAGATAGAGACGGTAACTCAAAAGCTAATTATCAAAATGTCGGAGCTATCATGGAAAATGATAACGGCAAACAATTTTTATTGATAGATAAATACATTAATTTTGCAGGGCTTCCTGATTTTAGTGGCAAAGAAAACAACACTTCACTATTGGTAAATATGTTCGATGTCGATAACGATTACAAACCAAATAACTATACCGGTGAACGTAGAAATTCTAGAGAAAATATTCCGCCATCTAATAAAGGTAATGATAATTTTGATGATTGGAATAGTTCACCTAAAGTACCAGAGGTAGACGAGATACCTTTTTAAAATAAAATACCCCAGAGTGGCAGACCAGAAAACACTCTGAGGTATCGGCTCTAGAGTTGGGGAAGAGAACTAGAACCTAGTAGGCCAACCGCTTACTTCTTTGGTGGCCTACCTTTTTTTGTGCCATATGTGCCCTTACCTTTTGGTGACATAATAATCTCCTTTTATTTTAATTATGAAAGAATTTTTTTATTTTGTCCATAGTATTTAATTCATCTGCTCTGTATTTTTTATCTAATGCAACTTCTAATTCTATAATTCTTCCTAACAAACTTGCAAGAAAAACATCTTGTTTCATTTGATGTCTTATTAAATGTGTGCAATATTTTTTTACTCCAACGTAATCATCACTTTGCAAAACTTCTCTTACTCTCATCTCAACCGATAGTTGCAACTCTACAGGTGGCTCTTCAATTTCAATGTTAAGAAATTTACCTTTAGTCATCAGTTTAATTTTGGAAATAAATTTTGCTCAAGCAAATCAACTAACTTATCGTCTACTGTATTTGAAGTTTGTTTTACAAATGCTCGACAAAGATCAACAACTAATCGCTTACAACCTGTAGTGGTAAGGAAGCGTAATAGTATAGGCTTCAATAGTTTGTACATAGTTTGTTTGTTTTTCCAAACATAGCAAATATTATTTGATTTGTCCTTCCAACCTACTAACAGATTCACTAAGCTTATTAAGTCTATAATAGATATCTCTAATATCTCGCTCTCTTTTATTACTCATGTTAGATATCATCACAACTATTGCCGTAACTGATGCACCTATTAATGCTGCGTATATCTCAGGCATTGCCTTAACTTGTAATTATGTATAGTATGACTAATAAAACTAATTATGGAAGACGATAAAGAAAGCAAAGTTGAAACCATCGTCAAAGTTTCTATACTCTTGTGGTCAGCCACGCTCTTGACTCTCTCATATTGGGAACCGCCTGATGGTAAAAAGATTGTAGATTTTGATCCAACTTTTATAGCTTCAATTTTTTCAGCATCCACTGCGAGTCTCGGTTTGTCTATTGGTAAGAAGGGTAACAATAATGGGGGTGCAAAAACACCTACAATAAGTAATAATAAAGATACAAAAAAGTAAACCCATGAAGAAACTACTTTTATTAGCTTTACTAGCAACACCACTATCTGCTTTTGCCAATGGAGTACAACCTTCTTGGACTACTGGATCTAGTAACAAAACAGAAAATATTACTCAGACTATTGATCGTGTAATAGTTACCGAGAAATATGGGTCGGCACTTAATACTTGGGAAGCTTCAAACATTACTGTCACTTCTGCAACTAGTGGTGGCATAGAAGCGACAGACGCTATCTTTACACCAACAGATAATACTGCTGCATGGACACTATCAACCACAACACGAGCAGCTTCTGCTATGACCGAGCAGATCACACAAACAGATGATATCACTACAACGAGCGTTATCACTAGCTTGTCTGTGTTTAGTCAGTAATCCAGTACTAGCAGAAGGAGATACAGATGTTATCGCCCAACCAAATGCGGTAGGGAATTCTAGTATCATCAATCAGAATATGAATATAAATAATGGGATGACAGGCAAACAGCAGTTTAATAATTTAGTTTGTAGCCAACCTACTATGGCAATAACTCCATTCTATACAGGCAATGAAGCAGAAAATCCTAGTCCAGAAAATCCTACTTATAGTATTAACCAAGGATGGGGAGTCCAGTTAAGTTGGATGATACCACTAGGAAATGACAATGCTACTTGTTCAGACTTAGCAGCCGTAAAGCTAGAGCTAGCCAAAGAAGAACTAGAAAAAAATATATACGATAAAAACCTCGTAAGGATTTTAAAGTGCCAACAACTCCACGCATCGGGCTACATGATAAATCCAAAATCGGAATGGGCATTCCTATGTTCTGATGTTATAAACATCAAGGCTTATGTCAAGGCTAACTCTAATCTTTTTGACGATTAGTAACTTCTTTCTTTATTACCTTTTTAAATATTTTTGTCATTACTTTCTTTAGTTGATTGATTACAGATTGAAGAACTATAGATCCTGTAACGGCAGCCGTGGCACTAACTCCTGATGCTATTACGCTTGATGCTATTACTTCTGGTGAAGGTACAGGGAATTCATAATTTATAAATGGTATATTAAACGTAGCTACCCCTTCTTCACTTGATAAAGTTTCTGTGGTTTTTGGCAAGTTGTTCGGTACTTGCTGTTGTTGTGTTGCTGATACTTCCTCCGTTGAAGATGATGATTCTTCTGAAGCAGAAGATTCCTGATCTTGAAGTCCCCCCTCTACCTGTTCCAGAGAAGGTAGAAGACTTGGATCTAGATAAGGAATTTCCGCAACTGGGAAATCAAATTCCGTTTTAGGTATTGTTAAATTTGAATTACTTGTATCTGGTAGATCAGGTAAATCAATATCCATTTATGCCTGTGATTCTGTCCAAGAAATTCTACCTGTCACGTTAAATGGGTTACTTTGAGATACTGTTGAAGGGTCTTCGTTTAACCTTGCGACTACAGTTAGAACGTCTGGGCCATCTGGAAACACATTGTTACCACCAAGTATTGAGTTACCTAATGTAGTAACACCTTCTAGTTCTTGCGTTGTAACAACAGCAAGTCTTCCAGAAGAACCAGTACCACCCTGTGCTCGGAAGTTAAAGATATCAAGACCACCTGATATTTGGTCTACGTTACTGTGATAAATTAACTGACTCAATGATGGATTCTCCACTCTTGACCAATCAGTATTAGTAATCAATGCGTTTAGTCTTAATGTAATAGTACAGTTGTGAGTAGATAGAATACCAACCGATCTTAAAATTAATTGCATTCGGTTTACAATCTCACGTTCACCAAGGAATCCGGGAGTGTTTGTATCAACTGATGGTGCAAGTCTGATACTGATAAGTGGTACATCATAAACAACTGGAACACCTGTAGTAGATGCAGTAACTGTGTAGTTCGAGTTAGTGTTAGTTGTACCTGTAGGTTGTTGGTTAATTAAAAGTAAGTTTCTAAATTCTTCAGTAGATGAATCGTACCATTGTGTTCTTGTTCTTAAGTTAACCTGATATGGTTGAGCAGGTAATCCATAGTATGTATTTGGGTTTCTTGTTCTAACATTGTTACCTAAATTTGCACCAGTAATAGGTACATTGTTTGGTACAGAATTATATAAGAAACTAGGTG